TTAACATTAACAACCACATTAATCGGGATTTGTGTGGGTACATCAAAAAGTATGGTCATTTGCTGGTTACTAAACGGCACGATAATAACCGCTTGTATTTGAGTACCAGGGCCATTATTGTACGCCGCCCCCGCGCTTTTTTTAGAAACTAAGGCTTGCGCTATAGTTGAAGGTATGCCGGGTATTCCTAACGCGAGGTTAGTCACACTAGCCCACCCGGAAACCGGTGTTACAATAGTGGTTAAAGAGGCTATAGGGACGGGTATAGCTCCGGTTGATAATGCTTGAAAGAGTACTCCCGCAAGCGAACCCCCGCCCGGTATCGTCACGGCTACTAACGTTTGGAACACCGCGCCGCCGCTCGAAGCCTTAGAACCCGCGGGAATTACGGTCGTCGGCGTACCGGTTACCGTTGCAAGAACCTCAGAATTCGTACCGATTGCTTGCTGGTTTGCGGTTAAGGATGCCGCCGGATTTGTTACCGTTGACCATCCCGTAACCGGCGTTACAATTGTGGTTAACGTCAAAGGATTAACCACAATTGCGCCTAAATTCACCGCTTGAAATAAAACGTTGGTAATCGTACCGCTCGCCGGGATTGTAACCGCGTTTAGGAGTTGAAACACATTAGGAGCACTATCAGAAACTTGCGAACCGGCAGGAATTATTGTAGCCACCGTGCCCGTCAATGTGGCTAAAACAACCGTAAAACTGTTTTGAGCGTTGTAGTTCACGCAGGCGTAAATGGAATGGCTAACCATTGTAACGCCCTGTATAACTTGCGTAGTTGCCGCCACATTTTCCAGAAATCGCATACTTAGAACGCCGGGTACTTGCAAAACGCCTGACGTTATCGCTTGAGCTACCGCCGCTCCTTGTGACGCCAAGGTGTTATTTCTGAACAACCGGGCTACTACGTCCGATTGTGTGGCCATGCCTAAAACCGCCTGCGAATTTGCGGTAATAGAATCCCATCCCAAAACATTACTAATAATATTAGTCAGCGTTCCGGCGTTACAGGGTATCGCGCCTGTTGCTACTGACTTAAATTCTACATCAGATACGAAGCCCTCCACCGGAATCGTAACCGCCGCCGTTGTTTGAAACACATTATTCTTACCTGATCCCGTTTCTGCAGCTTGAGAGCCGGCGGGTATTATTGTACCGGATACGCCGTTGACGGTAGCAAATACGGAGGACGATGTGGCAGGCGTGCGTGCAATACCGGACAGCGACATTATCGCGTCAAGGAACGTACCCCCGGCAACATTAGGGTTTATCTGATTAGCGAGAGCAACGTTATTATCGGCTACCGCAATTCTGGCGAGGGCTTCGGTAACGATTAAAAGCCCTTGCGGTGTGGATGCACCCATAGGCGTTAACGTATTGGGAACGATTAACTGTTGCCCAAACGTGTCTTGGTACTCTGTAGCGACCTCCGATAAGATAGTCCCCGCATCTGAGGTAATTACCCCGTCCTCGACTATATACGTATACACATCAGCCATTGATTGCCCCGTTGCCGTAGATTGTGCTTATAATTGCCGTGTAAGTTACAGTCGGTTGATTCGGCGCGGCGTGTATTGTTGCGGCAGTCCGACCAGTAACTATTGATAGTACCTCATTTACTTCTGGAACGGATAGTAAGGTCTGGCGTAAAGCTGACGTAAATTGCGAGATATTTGGCACGCCAGACCATACCGTCTGCGCGTAGGGAACACCCACAGACGTATTAAAAATCAATTCGCCAAGCAAAGTTTTTGCGGCTTCCGAACATTCCTCTAAAACCGCCTGTAAATCGTAGCTTACGGAGATATTTCCGTCGGCATCTAAATATAGATCGTTATACGAAACGCCCGAAATTGTGCCGTTAACGTTTGCTGACAGGCTTAAACTTGTCATGGTGTTATCGTCCCTGTTGCAAGAATCGATCCGTTAAGATGTAAGACGTTACCAGCGTCGCCCATGTCGATACTTATTTCTTTTGATTTTATGGTAACCCCCGTGGCGCTTAACGCAATGCACACACTCCCGTCTAGGTTTTGCAAAACTATATTATCCGTGTTACTGGAGTCAATTGTAAATCCTCGCATAGCATCAGGAATAAATAAACCATCAGCGAAATTTTTAACGCGGAAGGTGTTGGGCTGCCCTTGCGTATAATTTTGTAAAAAATTACTCGTGTCGCGGTCGCTCGCTAAAATCCACCCCATATCCCCCGCTTTTATTGGATAGCTTAAGATAAACCCTCCGCCCCCGGCAACCATCACCGGGACGCTTGCAACCACCGGTCGCGGCACATGAGAACCGTCCGTGGTAATTAGCGTGATTAAAATTTGAACTTGTGCCCGGTTAGACGCTCGGTCATACGATACTACTTGAGCGGGCATCATCCCGTCCGTATTTTGCATTAGTTTACTAAATGCAAATTGTATCGCACCGGCGAGGCTGCCGTTATTTGCCGGATCAAGTGAGGGGTTATTGTTGCTCATCGTCTACGCGCCGCCTCCGCTATGTAATAGAACGGTACGTCACGGCTGGCTATATCAAACCCCAATTTGTAAATTGCGTATATGCCATTTGCTGCGGGATACATAGTACTACGTATATCCAAACCGCCGCCCAGCTTTGTTTGATTATCTACCAAAAATTTAACTTTTATACCTTGCTCGGTGAATTCGGGTATTCCGATCATTCCGGTTTCGGCGCTTAAAATTCGTGTTGTGTTACTCAAAGGAATGAAGGCGTCCTTGACAACCAAAGTGTTATCATCAATAAAAACGTTATAATTTCCCAGATTTCCGGCATTCTCAACTTGTTTTAAAGCTCCTCCGGCGTAGGAATAATTTCCAATATTTTTGTCTTGCGTTTGGAAATTTAAAACGGTATCGGTGTCTTGCGCAATCTGCGAAGTCACTTGTTTAAGAGTCGCTTGGCCGGGTTGATTGCGTGTAATCACATTACCTTTAACAAAATTACCGGTCAAGCATTTTAAGGTCGTTTGGATATCTGGAGGTTGTGAGACAGTAACGTTGGTAATGTTGCCCACGTATATAATGCTCGTGCCGTAACTCTCGCGCCCGGCTTTTAGCGTGACGCGTTTCGCGGTACGGTTCAAGTTATACGGTGAGGTTTCCGTTAATAAATAGTCTTGTGTGTCTTTGTCTAAATTTGATATTGAAATAGTCGCTTCGTTTTGTAGGGAGTTTCCGTATTTTGTGCCTGTTGCGGTGATATTTAAAGGCGATGAATACGTTTTAGTCTGTCCGTTGACCTCAATAACCACTGTAATTATGCGCGGGTCAAGAGCGTTTGTCATATCGGTATCACAAAAGTACCGGCGGCAATTTGTGCTAACTCGATAGGCGAGGCATAAATTAAAAACTGGTCAATACCGAAAAAATTATAATCCGGGTATTCATCGTCATCAGTGACCAATACAAAATTTCCGACTTGCATATACGCGGAGGCGATAATCGCGCCGTTGGGAACTAACCGCACGCCCGATACCACTTGGACGTTATCAATTGATATCGTGGCAGCCATAACATTTCCACAGGCTAAAATCTCGATATCATAGTTTGTTAAATCGAGTTGAATTGATAACGATTGATTCGGTATTGCGGATAATGGGACGGTAATCATGTGGCTGCCCCCTTGAACGCGCCCGCCGGTTTTAAGCCGGTCAACGCAGACGCGTAACTTCCTGAGCTGGCAGGCGTACCTTGCTGCGTACCGCGTTTTTGAGTTGTCGAATTTCTCGGGTTTTTAGGCACAACGCCGTACTGGGCTGTAACAAAAATAACCTCTTTTAAGCTTAACGCAACGGTAAGCGCGTCATAAATTGTTGGGTCTTCTTCGTGCGGTAAAGATTCGATGATCTGATTTTCGTACACCCCGGCTCGTGTTTGCACGACCAGCAAAGTACCTGCTAAATAATACTGTCTAATAGTCGCGTACACGTCTTTATAATCGCGTGAGTTTAAGATTAAAGACAGCTCGATTTCAACGGGTTGGATAACCCTGTGGTCTGTAATCACAATTCCGGTTTCGACCGGGTGCTCCATAATTTTAGCTTGTTCTTTTACTACCGCTTTTAGAATACGGGCTGCGCGAAAAATCTGGCGGTAACCCTGTGTAAAAACCGCGACATTATCTGTCTGGAAAAACGGGGTTACCGCTCCTAGAACCGTTGAAAGTATGTTCGCCATTAGCTATGCACCGGCGTATCAAAATAAGCGTTTGATTGTTTAATCTGATTCGTTAAGTCCCCACCGATAGCGTTTGCAATTCCTTGCGAATCGGTCGCTTGTGTATTCACATTTATAGCATTGATGTTCACCGTTTTATTTGTATTTGTGCTAGACGTATTTGACCCGGGAATAATCGGCAAGATATGGCCGCCGCTTCCGCGCACTAAATCTTTACCGTTTGTTACGCCAATAGTTAACTTTCTATTTCCGCCATGGAATATGTTTTCTATTAATTCTTTGACTTTATTCAACGCCGCGATAATAGTATCAATCGGGTGTAAAAATGCGTAAGCTGCTTGGGTCATTATTTTAAAAGCCCCTTTAATTGCATCTGCCGTCTTAGGATACTTTTCTAATAAATAGCCTAAAACCGAATCCTGACCTTTTAAAAATGCTTGGACGTCATCATACACAATCGCAAATAAAGCAATTAGTCCTCCGATTAAGAGGGACATCGCAATTATAGGCGCACTTGCAATTAAAAAGCCTCTACCGATAAATAAAGCCGCCGCGCCAATAGCGTACAACGCGCCTATCACTAGGTCTTTATGTTCTAATACGGTTTTAATCGTTTTGTATAAAATGTCATAGAATTTTGTTAAATAGGGAACTGCGATTGACGCAATGTAATTAAAAAGCCCGTGTTGCGCTATTTCACTTTTTTTAATCGCTAGGTCGTATTTTCCGAACGCCTCGGCGTCCTTAGTCGTTATCGTAAACAGTTCTTTTTGAGACTTGATGATATCTTCAATTTCTCGGCGTCCTTGCTGTAACAGCAAGATTGTACCTTCGTCAAGCCCTAAGCCCTTTCCAACTTGTTGCGCGCGTTGTGGGCTTAAACGGCTTAATAAATCTGCGTACTTCGGTAAAGCTTTTAACGCAATGGCAGGTGTTGATCCGAATTTATCACTGAGAGATTTTAACGTGCTTTCAAACTGCTTGGCATCGCCGCCCGCAAGCGTGACCGCGTTACCCCAAGCGTTTAAATCCTCCGCGTTAACGCCAAGTAATCGAGACGTCCTACTAAGCTGCACACCTAAGTCAAGCGCATTCTTAACACCCGCAATTGCAAGCCCCGCCGTAGCGGTCGCTGCTAAAAACTTACCAGCGGCCTGAGCCATATGTAAAAAAGATGCGCCGGTTTTCTCGCTTTCTTTGCCAACGCTTTTTAATTTATCCGCTAATTTTTGGGTAGTTTTTTCCGCAGACGCCGCACCTTTTTCCAAGTCTTTGGTATCTGATTTAAAAAGTATGTAAAACGTACTTAATATGCTCATTTACTACCCTGTTTCTTAGCGTGTTCATAGGCTAAGTTTTCGTTATATCGATTTGTGGCTATGATTTCCCACAAGTCAAAACCTTCCTCTAACGTATAGACTTCTTTGAGTTCTTTGTATGTG